TTTGTTCCATTCTCAGGCCCTATAACTCCTGCATCACAAAGCTGATCCATAATTCTTGTTGCTCTGTTGAAACCAATTTTAAATGTTCTTTGCAGTGAACCAACATACGCATTTTCTTTTTTAATAATAAGTTTACCTGCTTCTTCAAAATGTACATCACGGTCATAAGTTCCATCTTCTTGCCTTGGTATTCTTGCGTCTGAAACAATATCAGCTTTAGAATCAATCAGAGAGATTAAAAAGTCTCTATCCCACAGCACAATGCCGATTTTTGAAGCTAACTCTTTCGCTTGACGTGTAAAATATCTGTTTGTGAGAACAACTCCCACATTAGCATCATAATATTTCATACCACCAGTAACCTGATATACTGCGTCTACGCCGATATCTGAAGAATAACATTTACATTGGATGGCATATTTTATTTTATTTTGAGTTGCAATAATATCAGCACCAAAATCACCACTTGTGGATGTCACAGATACGTCTATAAAGCCATTTTTCCGTAGCAGATCAGCACAATATACTTCAAAATCGGGACCAGTCATGTAATCAAATTTGTCATTATATAGTTCAATATGTTCATTCATTGTCTGAACTGATTCGTCTGATGTTATGTTTTCAACAGGTGCAGGTATTTCAGAAAAATCAATTTGTTGAACAATTGGCGGCTGCACTTTCTCTGAAATTAATGATGAATACCATATGTCCAGTAATGCAATTATTACAATCACAATGATATAACTGGAATGTGCTCTTTTCATCATTGTAGAAGGGGCTTTGCATAAATATAGCAGCCAAAAATGTAGGAGCAGGAAACAGAACGGAGAAAAAACAGAAAATATAAATTTGTATGTTTTATTTTTGGTTCTGTTAGCAAGCCCATATGTTTCGCAAAGGAAACATACCAGAGCTGATGGAATAGAAAAATAAAGTTTAGTGCCGGAAGAAGTAACGGAGATAATCAGTAATGCGATACTTGTTATGAGAATTATCTCTTTACGAAGCCCAGTCTTTTTATCTTTCATATCGTACCTTTTTCCATAATTTACCACTTGACAATAACAAACAGATGTTCGATAATATATTTATCGCTACTGTTTCGGGTCGTGTGGTTCACGAAGGGGATGGATGTATTGGACTATAAAAGAAAAATAATGGAAATGCTCGATCATGCAGATGATAGACGGTTACGTCTGATCTACATATATGTCAGAGCAATTCTGGGACTGAATTAATTCAGTCCCTTTTTTCTTGCAGTAGTTCAACCATCTTTTTCAAAGATTCCCAGTCAGATTCATCCAGTGCAGCGAGCATTGATATAAATCTTCTCTTAAAAGAATCTTCTTCTCCCTTTAATAATTCACCAACAAAGTTAGAAATCTGTTCATCCCTGGGAGCTTCGATAAACATGTTATCGTCTCCGCCTTCGCCAGTTCTCAACCAATTCTCATTGACTTTACCTTTTGGTGGGAAATTCGTTTTACATATTAGAGAGATTACCGCATCACTGGGTTTTCGTCTTCCGGTTTCATACCCACCGATATTATCACGGGGAGTTCCGACCTTGTCTGCAAATTCTTGTTGAGTTAAGTCTAATGTTTTTCTTAACTTCTTTAATCGTTCATTCAATTTTGTCTCACCTCTTTTCTTATTTGTATTGTACATCATTACAGATTAAAAATCAACATGTTTTTGTGACCATGACACAAAAACCTTACTAAGTCACAAAAAAGGTATTGACAAATGTGGCAATGTCATATATTATAATGGCATAGTCACAAAGGCGAACAGCAAATGACACATCAGTCTTTGTTGATTACAACGTCAGTTCAGTCCCATCCACTGAACTGACAAGTCAATAAGGAAAGCAGGAAAGACCGGGTGAAGCGATAGGGCTACACGCAAGTAACATGGTAGTTAGGCTACGGGATGGTAGACAGAGCGTGTGAAGAATAAACATGACCCGGCAAAACAGTTGAAGAAAGCAGGAACGGTAGGACAAGAAAGCACAGTGTTCGGAACGTAGAAGAAAACTGAACAGGTTGAGCCAATCAACACTTTACTCCTCAACCAAGAAGCCGTTAAGCGGAAGAATCAACGAGCGAGAGGACACAGTACCTTGTTGGCTTACATTGTCCAAGCGAAGCAAGACTATAACCAAGAGAAAGAAGGTGAGAAGAAATGGAGTTATCAAAGAAAGCGGATGGACATATTAAGTACCCAGCTTTGGAAGGTAAAGAGGATTTGCGATTTGAGTTATTTGATTGGCTCAAAGAAAAAAATCTTACTGTGCGACAGGCAATAAATCTACTTGATATGACTAAAAATGAGATTGTCAATGCACGCCGCACAGTAATGGATAACATGATGCTTTAACCTACTTCGTCAAGTTCATGCTCGAAGTTGTCTAAAGCAAAGCGGTATGCTTTAGCAAAATGGTACATTTCTTTAGAATCACAGGATAACGGGTTGTAATCAATAACATCTTTGTGTTCTTCCTGATAAGCCCGTAATTTTATCTGAGCATAAGCAACCGCTATTTCATGTAACTGTTGTTCAGTCATGTTAAACACCTCCCTTCTAATAGGGAGTATACCACAGAAAGGAAGTGAAAAGTTATGTCAGAAAAAGAAAAACAGATCCTTGAGACTATTGCAACAGCAGTACCTAAGATGTCCGAGTTTGATAAAGGTTATCTGTTGGGAATGGGTGAAGCAATGGTAAAGCAGAAAGAAAAAGACAAACCAGAAAAGAAAGAAGGTCAGTAAATGTCAAATGTGTTAATTCCCATCAATTTTGATGGGGAACAGCCGACAGTATCAGCAAGGGATTTACATGCAGGTTTGGGAATTTCTGAAAGGTTTCAGTCATGGTTCAATAGACAGTTACAATACGGATTTCAGGAAAGTACTGATTATGTAGGGTGTAAAGAATTTAACACCCTGGCAAGGCAGGAATTACAAGATTATGAGATTTCCGTAGATATGGCAAAGCAGATCTGCATGATCCAGAGGTCTGAAAAAGGCAGACAGTACCGTCAGTACTTCATTGACTTGGAGAAAGCATGGAATACGCCGGAACAGGTTCTTGCAAGGGCGTTGAAAATTGCTGACAAGGAAATTGAAAAATTAAAGTCAAGTAATACAGCATTACTTGAAGATGTTCAGAGGATGAAACCCAAAGAAACCTTTGCTGATGCAGTAGCTGCAAGCCACACATCCATATTAATTGGAGAGCTGGCAAAGATCCTGAAGCAGAACGGTGTTGAGACTGGACAGCGTAGATTATTCACATGGATGAGAGATAATGGGTACTTAATTAAAACCGGATCAAGTAGAAATATGCCAACACAGAAATCTATGGAACTTGGTCTGTTTGAAATTAAGGAAACAGTGATTAATAACCCGGATGGCTCAATCAGGATCAGCAGGACAACAAAAGTTACTGGTAAGGGACAGCAGTATTTTATCAATAAGTTCCTTATATAAAGAAGTCCCACAGGAAGTACCAGTTCCCATGAGACAGGTGTTAAATGAAAAATATTTCAGCTACATAGTAGCAGAAAGTGAGTTAAATTGCAATGAAAAAAAATCATTTCAGCGTGGATTGAGCAGGTAATAGAGTTCGATTCCATGACAGAATACCAAAAATTTATCAATGACCTGAAAAATGGCAAAAAGGCTTACCGGATCATCACACCCGGTTGTGAGGTAGACAATAAAATTTGTACGCACATCATGCGACAGTATAACAACAATAGTTTCCCGGAAGGCGGTGAGGATGAATGAAATTTGCTGAGAAATTAAAAAAGGCAATGCAGGAACTGAACCTGAACCAGCGGCAGGTGGTAACAATGACCGGGAAAAGTAAGGGTTCTGTGAGCCAGTATCTGTCAGGTAAACAGATCCCGTCAGAAGATGTCCAGAGTGCCATTGCTACGTCACTTGGTCTGGCTTCTGATTACTTTACCGGCATGGATCAGGAACTTCAGGTTATGCCACAGCTTGAAATCAGAGATGGCGTTATCCCGAGACTTGATGTGACGAAGGCGGCGAAACTGATGGGTATGAACCATAACACGGTCAGAAAAGGTTTACAGCAGGGTGTTTTTCCCTGGGGATATGCAGTACATACCTCTGACAACAGATGGTCCTATTTTATCAATGCAAAGAGATTTGCAGAAGTTGAGGGGATTGCCTTATGAACAAAATGAGAGAGTATGAAAGAGGTCGTGAAGACGGTCTTGATCTTGCCAGAAGAATTGTAAAGGAAGGTGGACTTGAAGCATTAGAGAGAGAATGTAAATTTCGTGGTGTGACCGGAATACATACTTCTCTGGCAGCTAAGGATTTGGATAAAGCATCACAGAAAATCAAGGAAATGACAATTGATACATTCACTATCTTATGTATTGCTGCCGTTCATGACGAATTTGGTTTCGGTGAGAAACGTTGCAGACGTTTGATTGCCAAGATGGAAGAAGGTGCGGAGTACCTGATGGATGATCTTGCAACCTGGGACGACTACATTAAAGAAATCAAAGAGCAGTTGAATATTGATCTGAGAATCAGATGGAATAATTAGGTGGTAGGTATGACGAAAGAACAGAAAGTTGAAGCGTATTCCATGTATCTTGATGGATGCACTTATCAAGAGATTGGGGACAAATTTGGTATTTCACGTCAGCGTGTACATCAGCTGTTAAGTGAACCTTTGACAAATAAGAGGGGTAAACCAAAAAAGTTATCAGAATCATGCAATTATGAAGGGTTGTCAAGATTCATTAAAAATAATTCATGTAACTGTGATGAGATAGCGCATATCATACAGCGTAGTATGACAAACACATATCAAAAAATAGTTGGTAAGAAACAATTTACCATATCCGAAATATACAAAATACTTGAATATACAAGTATGACATTTGAAGAGTGTTTTAAGTTAAAAGAAAGAGAGGAAAAATGACAATGAAAAAATATGAATTTACAGGGGAAACTAAACGGGTTGAACTTTGGAACAGGACCGCAACGTTACATAGAATTAAAGCCACAGTCGAATTTGGATTTGTCAAAGTTGGGGAACTTGGCGGCTGGATCGAGAAAGAAGAAAATCTTTCCCATGAAGGAAAGGCTTGGGTTTGGGGCAATGCCAAGGTTTGTGGCAATGCCAAGGTTTGTGGTGATGCCAAGGTTTGTGGTGATGCCGAGGTTTGTGGTGATGCCGAGGTTTGGGGCAATGCCAAGGTTTGGGGCAATGCC